TTTTATTAAAAAATGCTTACCTAGCATACAGTCATATATAATAAGCGTAAACAAAAAAGAGTTCATACCGTTTAATGGATTTGAACAAGTTCGCATAAAAAAGTATACTGTAGGCACTAACCAAAGATTTGACCCCCACGTGGATGTTTTAGATCATGCTAGTGCTAGACGTAGTTTGGTGTTCATGTTATACTTAAATGATAACGATGGGTGTACTTATTTCCCTGGACTAGACTACACTGTTACACCTAAGGCAGGCAGGTTATTAGTGTTCCCACCACTGTGGTTGTACCCACATGGAGGACAAGAGCCTACTAACCATGACAAGTATATTATTATGAGTTGTGTACACTATGCCTGACCCTAGGAAATTAAGGCGCAAGAAAACTTACGCGCGTAAGTAAGCGCTTACTATTATAATAAGGAGAAACCTATGAAACATATTAAAGAAGTGATGGAAAGTCATTTTCAAGCACAGGTAGACAAGCACCGAATGAATGTTAATATTCTTTTGGAAAATCCCCGTGCAATTCCTGAGCATACTGACTTTTCTGAGGCAGTGGAAAAGGAGTTAGAGCAGATGGCACACTACAAGGATCTTTTAGCAGCATTAAACGATGTCTAGGTTTTTAGTTGGTATACTTACCTCAGACGATATTGAGAAACTAGAAAGAGCTATACTCAATGTTAATCAGCCTTATTACAATCCTGTTGGGTTGTGGGCTGATATCGTCGTTGTAGCAAACAGTTTAGATCCAACTTACGCAGACAAAGCAAAAGAAGTAGCAGAACGAAATAAGTGTAAGTTTATTGTAACAGAATCTAATGGTACTCCTGGACAAGGTAAGCAGTCCGTTCTAGATTACTTCTTAACTACACCATATGACTATCTTGTCCCTGTTGATGGTGATGATTATCTTGAAGACTTCACTCGTATATGTGAAATTGTTAATGAGCGGGAATGTGATGTATTAGTACAAACAAATCAGGAAACTGGTGTTGGACTAAACATTGCAGAGGACATTATACCCAGACAAGTCTTTGAAGCTAAAGAATGGGACATGGCAACAATTAAGTCATGGAAACGATTTGGTAAGGCTCTGAGGCGACACAATCACCCTGTTAAGAATGGACTTAATCGTATCCTATGCCTGTCCCAAGAGGCTGCAGGCTCCTTTAGATATCTAACACACCTGAGAGGCTCAGAGGACGTAGTAGCATCTGCAGAGCTGTACAGCATTGACAAGTTAGTAAAGCACAATACTGACGAGTTTCTTTACGTCTGGGACTACGACACAAACGGAGCTTGGGGTACCTTTATTGGTAATAAAGAAGAAATAGATAACACTATTGCTGCACTTGACGCTGTATATGAGAAACATAACTATATTGACGTCAACAGCAAATCCGATCCCAAGATGATTGTTGAATGGGCTAAATCAGCACACGCAGCAGGAGGACCTGGATCTGATATTATGTGGGATGAGGATTGGGAATCTAAACCTGCACAGTTTCTAAACAAACTATTTTATCAAAAAATTTATGACGAAGAAAACGGTGGCTTTTATACACTGTTTAAGAAAGATGGTAAAATTGTATCAGGGTGTGGTTTGAATAGACTACATGATACAGAGTATGCTAATATTGGTACAAGGTCGTTCACTCTCCCAGAGTACAGAGGAGATACATACGATTTTTATCAGTGGTGGGTAAAAAGAACTTACGAATATATTCTAAAAAATTATCAAGGGTACATTTGGTGCTTTAATAAATACAATAAGAAGTTGTTTGACACGAATGCTAAAATTAATGATTATAAATTAGCAGACGTTGCACCCAACATAACAAAAGGAAGATATTTTATTCCTGCTAAAGCATGGCCACGTCTTTGTACAATTAACTACACCCCGCAATATGTAGTATATAATGACTGTCCTGGCTGTACAGGTATTGAAATTTATCTTCAAAGTATAGACTCAGAGCATAATCAGTGAAAAACATTTTCAAATTTAGTGTAGCTTCAAATTTACACATTACCATTGGACAGTACATTAATATTCTAGGAATATTTTTGATTCCAGTTCTTATTATGAACGGAACAGCCTTTCACTGGACTATGGCTGCAATAGGGTATGTACTTTGGAATAATTTTGGAATTTTTACAGGCTATCATAGAATAGCAGCACACAGGCAAATCAAATGCCCAGAGTGGTTTAAGAGATTTACTGCTTTGTGTGCAAACATGATGTGCTTAGGGCCGGCTTTTCATTGGGTGGCACAACACATTGCACATCATGCTCATACCGACACAGAAAAAGACCCACACTCTCCAATCCATAAAGGTTTTTGGAATGTTGTCTTTTTTCTTCCCTATCTAACAGACGATGTCAAATACATTCACGCACGACATCTTATCACAGATCCTTTCTATAAATGGCAAGTTCAATATTATTGGCTAGTTATTATAACCTTTGCTCTTGTATTACTAATAATTGATCCATTTGCATTAGTTTACTTTTGGTTAGTCCCGGTTGGACTATCAAGAATGACACTTGCCTATCTAACATCAGTGGTACACATGGTACCAGGCGCAACAAACAATTATTTTCTAGGTTTCATTTCAGCAGGAGAAGGCTGGCACGGAAACCATCACGACAATCCTCGATCGGTTTTATATCATGAAAAATATGACTGGTGGGGTATGATGCTAAACAAATTTTTCAATAAAAAGTCTTGACAATTAAGTTATAAGGCTATATAATGGTGCACTATGGAACTAAGTACTAAACATTTTGGCGAGCCTTACGCAGTCCGCGGAGAAGATAACTCTTGGTTGGGCGGGCAAGTACATAATTTCTTTGCTACTGATAGTGAAGATAATTGGATTCGTAATGAAGAAAAATTGCTCAAAATGGGTTATACAAAAGACTATCTAACGTATGATCTAAATGAACAAGGCTTTAGAATGTTTAAGTCACTTGAGGACGAGTTTAATGAGCCTATCGTTTGTATTGGCGATAGTTCTACATTTGGAAACGGAATTCGTTTTGAAGATATTTGGATTAACTTCCTAAAAGAGGAAGGAGATATTATTAACCTAGGTAGCCAAGGTGCTGGATTTATCACAATTTACAGATTATTAAAGTCATGGCTACCTGTAATTAAACCTAAAGCTGTCTACATGGCAGAACCTATACAAAAGCGTCCAGAGTTTTATACTGGTTCTATTCCTCATATTATAGGAGAAAATTCGAGGGATATGGAAAAAGACTTCTGGAAAGAATATTTAAACAATGACAGAACAGAAGGCGTTTATAGAAGCTTATGCTTAGACGCCATAAAGAACTTGGTAACAGAGATGGGCATTAGATTGTATTTCTTGGAAACACCTTGGGATACGCCCATCTTTGGAGATCATGGTTGGAGACGTAATATGTTTCTCACAAAGAAATATGTTATGACTGCTGCAAAGTATAACTCCGATCACGACCAAGTAGGTCAAATAGCACGTGACCTATTACACCCTGGTAGTGATATACATTCGCATATTGCCCAGGAATTTAATCATATGTTTGATAATAATCTTTTGTACGGGAGTTAAAAATGGCTAATCATGTCTACTGTGATATTTCCTTTGTAGAGGGAAACAAAACATCTACGAAAAGATTCAACGAAGCATTTAGGTCTGTTAAAAGGCTTGACGAGTGTGGACTTGAATACTCTAACATTATGCCCGAGTGGGACGGAGAGTTTGCGTCTTATGGCTGGATGAATGACAACGTTGGTCCTAAGTGGGCTAATCTAGAGGCATACGACGAAGATGAAATTGACGAGTATGTACATGTCTGTTCGGCATGGTGTGCTCCATTTCAGTTTATGGAAACTTTAGGTGAGCATCTTAGTGAAGTTGATGCAGACGTAAAGCTAAAAATGACATACGTTGACGAGTTTTATAACTTTGTAGGTGTATGGACATGGGCAAATGGTGTCTCTGAAGTTGAAGAAGTTGATGGGGAATATTTAATTAAAATGCGAGCAGAGCAGCTTCGTATTCCTTCTAAAAATTATAAAATTTTTGATGATGATGGTTGGCATGATTTCTTAGACGATATTATGCATCAATGGGCGTCTGAATACTTAGATGATTAATGGGTATGATTTTAAACTATAAAGACTTAGCTGACAAGACAATTGGTTTTACATGTAGTACATTTGATTTACTACATGCAGGACATATCACAATGCTAGAAGAAGCCAAAAGGCATTGTGATTATCTAGTCGTCGGTTTGCAAATTGATCCTTCTATTGATAGAAAAGATAAGAATAAACCCGTACAAAGTGTCGTAGAAAGACAAATTCAATTAGCAGCAGTTAAGTATATTGACGAAATTGTTCTTTATAATACAGAGAAAGATTTATTAGATCTTCTCTTGACATTGCCTATAAATGTGCGTATAATAGGCGAAGAATATAGAGACAAACCCTTTACTGGAAAAGAACTTCCTATCAAAGTAATATATAACACTAGGAAACATTCTTTTAGTAGTACAGATTTACGTCAACGTGTAGTTGAAGCAACAATTGGTTATGAGGATAGAAGGTGATCCAAGCTAGTAAAATTTTTGGAGAAAGACATACAGGAACAAATGCAGTAAGAGTGTTTCTCAAAGAAAATTTTGATTTACGCCCTCATGATTACACCTATTTGGGTTGGAAGCATCGTTTAGCTCCTTCAGTATCAGAGATGGAAAAATTTGATCTCACTAAAACATTATTTGTTTTTACTTTTAGATCTCCGTACACATGGATACAGGCAATGCATCGTCTACCCTATTATTTCCATTGCCCTGAAGCACATGATCGCCCTTTAGAATCTTTTGTAAAATTTCAAATAGAAGATTATGAAAACAGTATTGCAATGTGGAATCAAAAAAATAGAAGTTATCTTGAACTCTCTAAAAAATTATCAAATAGTATGCTTGTAAAAGTGGAAGAGTTTAGAAATTTTCCTTCCGTGATTGCTGAAAAGGTAAATCTTTTATTAGGCACAGACGTACAAAATTTAAAGCATGTTAGCCAATATATAAGTGGAAAAGGAATATCAAATTCTGATGTAGATAAAAATTTAAGTATGGAGAATCTTCCTCCGTCTACATTAGAATTGATTAATGAAAATCTTGATTTTCAAGTTATGAATGAACTTGGTTATAACATTGAGGAATAGAAAATGAAAAAGCGTAATGTAACGAATCGTCGTAAAGTGGCTCTTGAGAATCTCAAGAAGCAAAAGTTCTTCCCAAAGAAGATGAAGGACGGTAAGGAGCGCTCAGAAGAGAAATGGACTGAGCGTAAAACAAAAATGATTGAAATTCTCGAAAAGAGAATTGGAAGTGGAGTATTATAATGAGTAATGATCAAGCAAAAAGAAAAATTGCCAACTGTATTATGGCAAGCAAGAGGGCATTGGATCCTAGTTTTAGAGCCTATTGGAAAGATACGGCATCAAAACTAGCAAAGACATACAATGTTAATTTAACTGAAATTGAAAAGTCACCGGAGTTTTACAATGCTAAAGTTGGTAGCCTGCACTAAGGTTTGGCAAAACCTTGGAGATGTCCATCTCCCTATGTGGAGGGCTTGTGATTGTAATGAGTACATTATTGCAAGATTTGAAAAGGAACCTACTTGGCCTGAAATTGGAGATGCTGTTAAAAAGTTTATGCACATCTTGGAAGGTAGGATCTCTGATAACACCATAGAATCCTATATCGGGTTTGAGTTATATAGCAATAATTCTCTTACACACGGAGAAAACTTTCAATTAGAACAAGGGGGAACAATTGACTTCCCCGCTGAGGATGTTACAAAAATCGATGTTAGATCTGAAATGGCTGGAATCGCAGGGGAAATTCCTCAATGATGATAAAATGGAGCCAAGGCTAACCATAGCCTACTCCTATTACGAGGAACCTGAACTTTTAGAAAAACAAGCCCAACTCTGGGAAGACTATCCTCCTGGAGTTGAGATTTTTGTGGTTGATGATGGATCTCAGAAATATCCTGCGTTGGATATTTTAAAGAGAACATATTTTCCATATGGTCCTAATATACAGTTGTGGACAGTAGACGAGGACCTTGGTTTTAACTCCCATGGTTGTCGAAACTTAGCTGCAACTTATGCACCTACAGATCCCGTTCTATTTTTAGATATAGATATCACTCTCAATCCTTGTGATGTGGGAAGTTTAAGACGTATTGCATTTAAGGATGGACGTCACTATATGTTCAATGCTTATATCAGACACAGAAAGAATTTTGTCCCTTGTCCAGGACATATCAATATGTTTATAACGACAAAGAAAACGTATTGGGACGCTGGTGGTTATGATGAATCTTTTACAGGCTGGCATTATGGCGATAGAGAATTCCATGAAAGATTAGAAGCAGCTTCGACAAAAAATAATACAGGAATTACTCTAACAATTGAAAGGGGTGGCAGACAGATGTATGTTGATCCTGATCAAGAGACTAGAATGGTATACGATAACACAAATATGAAACTAATCTACAGAGACGAACTCCCTGATTTCAACATTCTTAAGGGTACGCAGCCCAATAAATTAGTGTTTCCGTATACCAGAATCTTATAAATACTGCTTGACATTTAGCATGAAATGTGCTATAATAACAATATAAATTGTTAAGAGAGAGTAGAAATAATGTTGAAGTTTAGGGGTTTTCTGGTAGAACAAGCGGCTGAAGAAGACAAACTCAAGCATCTAGAACATGTAGAGGATCATGTCTTGCATGGAGGTGCAGAAGGATTTGCACATGCTTTTCACACCCTAAATGATGTACACGGACACCTAACTGGACAAAAAAACGACACTAAAATTACCACAAAATATGATGGTAGTCCTGCAGTTATTTACGGTACAGATCCTAAAACTGGAAAGTTCTTTGTAGGCAGTAAGTCTGTTTTCAACAAAAATCCTAAGATTAATTATACGCCTGCTGATATTGAAAAGAACCATGGACATGCTCCTGGACTTGTTCAAAAGCTCAAGGCTGCTTTAGAACACCTTCCTAAAATTCACGACGGCAAAGGCATCTACCAGGCAGACATTATGCACGCTGGTGATGTTAAAGATCGTGGACATCGTGCAGAATATACTCCCAACACTATCACTTATCATCATCCAAAAGGTTCGGACGATTATAAAAAAGCTCTAAAGGCAAAGTTTGGTGTTGCGATTCATACCAAATATACTGGTAACAGTCTCGATCAAATGGTTGCACAACACGGTGCAGATATTAACTACAATGAACACGAAGACGTTCACGTGATGCCTGTTCAGCATGACATTAGTAAGGCACACTACCCTCTAGAAGCACAACAAGAGTATCAGAAGCATGTAAAGGCTGCTATGGAACATTACAAAAAGATGCCTAAAGAAGGACATGAGGCTGTAATGGGACACTCAGAACATCTTAAAACATACATTAATAATACAGTAAGAACAGGAGAAGATCCTTCTCATAAAGGCTTTCATGCTCATCATAAACTACATCACGACAAAGGTATTGCCAAAGTAACACAAGAAAAGGCAGTACAAAGTAGAACACAAAAGAGAGATGCTGCACTAAACAAAATAAAAGCAGATAAAGGACACATTGAAACTGCTTTAAAAATGCACCATCACTTACAAAAAGCAAAAGATATTTTAACAAACGCGTTATCAAGCCATTCTAGCGTTGGTCATGAGATTGGGGGAATGCCTACAAAGCCTGAAGGTTTTGTTGTACATAAAGGCGGCCGCCCTTCTAAATTTGTGGATAGAAAAGAGTTTAGTGCTGCTAACTTTGCTAGGGGCGACGCACTTAAAGGGAACAAATAATGCCAGCTAGAAAAAACAAACATATGGTATTTGCGTTCGGAAGGATGAATCCCCCTACTGCTGGGCATAGTAAGTTAGTTGACGCTGTACACGATGTTGCAAGAGGACACGGTGCAGATCATAAAGTTATTGTAAGCCACAGTCAGGACTCTAAGAAGAATCCATTACATTCCGATCACAAAGTAGAATACTTAAAACATGTACACCCAGGTGTAAACTTTGAGGCTTCTAGTAAAGAGAGTCCTCACTTCTTAGCACATCTAAAAAACATGCACTCACAAGGATACACCCATGTAACAATGGTTGCTGGATCTGACAGAGTACATGAATTCCAAAGACTTGTAGACAAGTATAACGGACCTGGAAAAGAATACCATTTTAAAAAGATTAATGTTGTCTCAGCAGGACATAGAGATCCTGATGCAGACGGTGTTACTGGTATCAGTGGTACAAAAATGAGAGCTCATGCTGCTAATAATGACTTTGACTCATTTAAACGTGGCTTACATCACAGAGCATCTCAAACCCATGCTAAAAAATTATTTAAAGCTGTGAGACATGGTATGCAACTTAAGGAGGGAGAAGTTTTCCATAGCTTCAAGTCCTTCTTGAAGGAGCAATCATGTACTGGTTCTTAGTAAAGGCGATAATCTCAGGTATAATCAGCTCATCTTTTGGTGAGTGGTTCCTCAGAACCAAGGCAGGTACTTGGTTTCAACAAAAATTAGATCGTTTTCTCAATTACGTTTCTTATAAATACGATATACATATAACAAAGACTGATGCTAAATGGCGTCGTGATTATCCTTTGTTAGCAGAACGTATTGATAAATTGGAGGAGTGGACACACCCACCAGTCGCTCCTGGAGGGGCTACAGAACTCCAAGAACAAATAGAAGAATTAAGAAAAGAGATACAGGAATTAAAAAATGCAAAACTTCAAACAGTGGCTAGAAGAGGCAGAAAAACAAAGACTTGATCCTAAGTGTTGGGACGGCTACAAAAAACAAGGCACCAAAGTTAAAGGTGGTGTCCGTGTCAACAATTGCGTCAAAGAAGATGAAGAACTTAAATACTGCCCCAAGTGTAAGAAACTAGAAACACGCTCAGATTGTGCGTATGGTGGTGAGTATTGGGATAACAATGCCAAAGAAGTTTCAGTAGATGGAGATAACGTATCTGTAGCTGAAGCTAAAAAATATAAGTCATCAAAAAAATCAAATTTAACTGCTAAAATGTTTAGAAAAATGGCAGGTGGCTTCCATGAAGAAAAGGGAATGGAAGGCATGACACAAAAAGGCGGACATAAAAGGTCCACAGAGTCAGGCGCCGGCCTGACACAAAAAGGCGTTGAAAAATATAGACGTCAAAATCCAGGAAGTAAACTACAAACCGCAGTAACTACACCTCCAAGCAAGCTAAAACCTGGTAGCAAAGCTGCTAAAAGACGCAAGTCATTCTGTGCAAGGTCCAAAGGCTGGACAGGAGAAAGAGGTAAGGCTGCAAGAAGAAGATGGAATTGTTAATATGATTTTTAGATTAATGCCTTTATTATTAATTCTTGGTGCATTGGGCGGTGCTTACATCTACTATAAAGATACCCAAGAAAGATTACAGTTAGCTGCTGCTAATTTAGCAAGAGCAGAGACAGCGGCTGAAGCTAACAAACAAGCATATGATCTCCTAGTAGAACAGAATGCGGAAACTCAACAACGAGTTGAGCAATTACAGACACAATTATCAGAAGCTGAAGTATACCAAGACGAACTAATTGGAAAACTTCGCAGACATAACTTAACCATGTTGTCCATGCAAAAGCCTGGACTCATAGAAACGAGAGTAAATAATGCAACAGCAGCTATATTCGATGAACTTGAAGCTATTACTTCTACTAGTAACGAGTAGTATTCTTGTCTCAGGTTGCTCTTTGATGGCACCTAAAGAGAGAATTGTAACTCAAATTCAAACAGTAGAACGACAAATACCAATACAGGCAAGACCTAAAGGATTATCTTTGTTTGATGTTGAATGGTATGTTGTTACTCCAGAAAACTTTGACGAATTTAAAGAAAGATTTGAAAAAGAAAATGGGGACTTTGTATTTTATGCGGTGAGCGTTCCTGGCTATGAAAATATGTCATTAAACTTAGCAGAATTGCGTAGATATTTAGAACAACAAAAAGCTCTTATAGTATATTATGAAGAGCAATTAAAACCAAAACCAACTGAAGACACAGAGAATGCTAACTGAAGGAATTAGAGATCCTGGTATTTTTAAAGCCGTATTCCTAGCCGGTGGGCCTGGAAGCGGTAAATCCTTTGTGGTTGGACAAACTGCTTTAACATCATTTGGGCTAAAAATAGTTAATCCTGATAGAATGTATGAGTATGCCTTAGCTAAACATGGCATGGCTCCTACGCCAGACAACATAAAGTCAGAAAAAGGACAGCTTATAAGAGCCAGAGCAAAATCTACCACAGAAAGATTAATGGATAGTTACATTAACGGCAGGCTTGGTTTAGTTATTGACGGAACAGGTAAAGACTATAGCAAAATACAAACAATGAAGGCACATCTTCAGCATTTAGGTTACGATTGTGCAATGATATTTGTCAATACAGATAAAAATACTGCACTTGCAAGAAACAAAGCTCGCACAAGAACACTTCCCACCGGCATGGTGTCTAAAATGTGGAGTGATGTGCAGAATAACATTGGTAAATTTCAGAACTTGTTTGGACAACACTTTATAATTGTAGATAACAGTGAAAACAGTAATATACAAGGCGGAGTAATGTCTGCCTATAGAACTATCGGGGCATGGGTAAGACGTCCCCCTAATAATCACCACGCTCGAGAATGGATAAATAGTCAGATGAAAAAGAGAAACATTAGAGAGAAACTAGACGCGGACAAAAACAGTATCGGCGATTACATTAGTGATTTTAAAAAGTCTGACGCACCTCAATTTAAAGGTAAAGGTAAGTTTAAACGTAGAAGTATGGCAGTTGCCGCATATCTCGCATCTAAAAGAAAGAAAGAGTCACTTGGTGAGATTAACAGACACGGTGTACCCAAAGACGCTACAAAAACAGAACTTAAAAAGATTAGATCCAATCCTAATTCCAGCCCGGGTGCAAAGAAGTTAGCACACTGGAAGTTAAACATGCATCATAACGAAGGCAAAGAGCATTCTTGGAAAACAGACGGACACTATACACAAGACGGTAAAGAGTGGAAAGGTCCACAACACGCACACGACGGTCAAGTAATGACAGGTGAGAAGCACACTGAGAAAAGCGTAAACTTATTTCATTTTAAAGACTTGAAGCCTAATATTAGACAAAAGATTTTAGACAAACTTAAAGAAGATGCTGAGTACGATCCTACACCTGGAGGCATGGAGTGGGGTACAGATCAGGGAACAGAATATTTTAAGAAGTTAACACCTGGCGAACAAAAAGCTAAAAAGACTGAGATGATTAAACCTATTGATACTCCGATTGAGATAAAAGAAAATGAGGAAGTAAAAATAGACGTACAAAAAGATAACTCTAAACACGAATACAAGCAAGAAAACGAAGAAATGGCCGATTACTTCCTCACCCAAGAAGATATCGCAGACTTAGAAAATGAAGCAGAAAATATTACATATGATCAACTAGAGTATTATTCAGAGTTTGATGATTTTTCAGTTGACTTAGATCTTGACGACGAGGAGTTTGAACCAGAAGAGTGGGACGAAGAACTTGATGAGGAACTATCAACACAAGGTAGATTAAAAAGACGTTTTGCTGCTAGACGTAACAGACAAAAATTAAAAGTAGCAAGACAAATTGCACTTAGACGAGGTTCTTCACCTGACAGATTAAAAAGAAGAGCTGTTCGTGGAGCAAGAGGTATGGTTTATAAGCGTCTACTCAGAGGTAGAGATAAGAAGCTAATGCCCCCAGCCGAAAAGGCTAGATTTGAAAAACTAGTTGCACGTTTTGCTCCTCTTGTACAACGCTTATCTGTTAAGATGCTACCCAATATGCGTAAAATGGAAATTGCTCGCATGAAAGGCCGCAACAAGAAGAAAGCATCTAAATCTAAAACTTATAAGCCAGCTAAACCAATAGCAAAGAAGCAAAAGTCGACTAAATTTAAAATTAAAAAGTGAAAAAAACTGAAGATAAAACTTTATTAGTTATAGGATGGGTCATAATATGCATGCTGTTATTCTTGGGTCTGTAATAGACTTTACTCCAATCTCTGTAAAAAGAGCACCCGGCGCCCATAGAATCGCCACCCATCTCAGAAAAGAAAACAACATGGACGTTGAAGTTATAGACTTCGCCGTCAATTGGCCTGTTGAAAAACTCAAAGATTATTTAACTGCAATTTTAAAATCTGACACTGTCTTTTTGGGTGTAAGTGCTACGTTTGATATGCACTTTGATAACATGACGACTATTTTAAACTGGGTAAAAGAAAAATATCCCAAAATTGCTATCGTTGGAGGTACACAATCTTATTATAACTGTACGAGTCTTCCTATTGATTGGTTAATACATGGTTACGGTGAACTTGGAATATCTGCTCTTGTTAGACATCTTACAAGTATTAGTACTGATTTAAAATACTCTCGACATGGAACATACAATTACATAGATGCAACACATGATTACGACGCTACAAGATTAAAAGACTTTACAATAGATTACGAGGAAAGAGATTTTATTCAGCCTCAAGAGTGTCTTACAGTTGAGTTAGGTAGGGGCTGTATTTTTAATTGCGGGTTTTGCACTCTTTTACATAGAAACATAAAAGGTGATCACAGTAGGAGTGAAGATAATTTATATGATGAGTTATTGAGAAATTATGAAAAATGGGGAACCACAACATATACTTTTTCTGATGAAACTGTTAACGACTATCACGAAAAATTAGAAAGATATGCTAGAGTTGTAACTAAATTACCATTCCGCCCACATTTTGGGGGATATGCTAGAGGAGACTTATTGGTTGCCCGCCCAGATGATTGGCAAATGATTAGTGATTTAGGATTTGATTCTCACTTCTATGGTGTAGAAAGTTTTAACCAACAAGCCGCTAGAGTAATTGGAAAAGGCATGGACGGCGAAAGGCTAAAAGAAGGCCTTCTTAAAGTAGAGGAGTTTTTTAATAAACAAGGATTTTATAGAGGACACATCAACTTAATTGCTGGCTTGCCTGGGGACACTGAAGATAAAATGAGACAAACATTAGAATGGCTCTCTAATAATTGGTGGATTAAAGGCAATTCAGCAACCATTAATCCTTTATGGATTTCTCCTAACAACAGACCATATGATGAAGATAGTGAGTTTTCTAAAGATCCTGAAAAATGGGGTTATTTCTTGACTACTATGAAGGAATCAGATCCAGAGGGTATAGGAATAAAAGCTCATAAATGGAATACAATGTATAAAAATATCTACGAACATATCTGTCAAGCAGAAACTGAGGGTTACGAACGCAAATACGGAGGAATCAGAGGTATGACGTTTATGAATTGGAAAAACGGTGACATGAATTTATACCGAATTCTTAAATTTTTAACAGAAGAGTGGTTTTCTCCGAATATGAAACACTCTGGTCCAGCAGTACATTCTTTTCATAATTGGCTAGTTAATCCAAAATACACTTGGGAAGATATGAAAAAACCACAGTTGGAACTTGGTCATACTACTGAATTTAATTCAAAATTTATCGAAGAATACATAGAGAAGAAGTTCAAGATCTTATAAATACCTTTGTAAACACACTAAGGGTACAAACTATGGCAGACCAAGGTAGAAGATTAGACATGTTAGTGCGTCAAGGATTGATGCCTGCACAAAATCTTCCGATTTTAAAAAGAGCTATTGCACGAGTACAAATGGGTTCTCAGCTACTTCCTAATGAAAGAGAAATCATTAAAAAGTTCATGGATGAACTTATGTTTATTGTATTCGGAGACGATACTGTTTTTAACCGCGCCAAGCAAAATACTCAAAGAAATAGATATCAAACAGAGGAGCATATTGTGAGTCAACTCGACGAAAAAATGGTTGACGGCGTCGAAGTTGTCGACGGCGATGAGGGGAGAATGAAGGACGAAGTAAAAGCCAAAAAACTAGGCAAAATGGCTAAAAAAGATAAAATGAAAATGTTCGCAAAATCTCTCCGTAAAGAAAAAGAAAAAGAAGAGCAACAGGAAACACTTGATATTACAAATTTAAATAAATTATATCAAGATAAGTTTAATGAAGCTCTTGAAGAATTTGGTGTCTCTACTATTAGAGACTTACCAGAGTCTAAGAAGAAAGAATTTTTTGCCTGTATCGACGAAAAGATGGCCAAGAAGGACCATGACGGCGATGGCAAAATTGAGACGAAAAAACAAGAGTACTTCGGATCAAGAGATAAAGCTATCAAGAAAGCGATGGCTAAAGAAGAAGTTGAGCAAGCTGACGAGGCTGTTAGAGTTAAGGATACTTTTGGTACTCACCCTACAGAAAAAGATAAGCCTGGTTCAAAACCACACCCCCATACATCTGCACTACGCCGTTCGGCAGCAGATATAGTTAGAGGTTATAGAAACGATCCTAAAAATAAAAAGGACGGTAAGGTTGATTATAAAAACCTCCAGAAAAAAACAGGGTTTAAACTGAAAAAAGAAGAAGTCGATCTTGACGAAGAAGGCAAGATGGCTAAAGACAAAGAGTCTCATGATACAGGCGGTTTTAGAATTTCTGACAAAGAAGCAAAAGCTGCTAAAAACAGAGTTAAGCTAAGAGGCTTTCCTGATGGTAACGGCGGCAGAGTCAAAGGAAACATTGGTAGTTCAGTAGCACGTTCTCATCTTATGAAAAATAGTGTAGAATACGACTTCAACGAAGAAGAGCTACTAGAATACATCACTGCCAAGCAAATTAGAATGGCTAGAGGTATTGCTAACGATCCTAGACACAAAGGTGGAGACTACACCGGCGCTGCTAAGAAAATGGAAAAGATCAAGAAAGGACTTTCAAATCATCCAGCTGCTCAAAAGGCTTTAAGACAAGCAAACGAATCTTTAGAAGATATCGATGCAAGTGACTTAATTGAAAACCCACTAGTAGCAGCCGCTGCTAGAGCACTTGGAGCAGGTGCTGCAAGAAAAGCTGGCATGGGTACTACAGGACAATTTGCAGCCGGCCAAGTTGCAAAAGCAGGTGCTAAAAAAGTTATGTCATCTTCAGATTCACAGCAAAATGAAGAAATGACACCTGAACAAAAAGCAAAACGTTTGGAAATGATTAGACAAATAGCAATCAAAGTCCGTAAACGTAAGGAAGCACAGGCAGAGCGTGATGCAGAAAGAGCTGCTAAAAGAGATATGAGCCGTCCTGGAGCACAAAAGGGCATGGCTCCTGTTAAGAAAGAAGAAATCGATTTGCTAAAAGATATCATTAAGGGCGAACTTAGTGAAACAGCAATTGGTGTCAATCGTTACGAAGCCTTTTCAATATTGAACCAAATTTTAAAACAAAATAGATAGGAGAAAACTATGTCCGCATGGAGTAAATCAGTTAAGCCTGTAATTACAGGTGTAAACCCCGCAGATATCTTTATGGTTGATGAAGCCGAAGTAGCTGCTACACCTGGTATCACACAACCAGGTTGGGTAAAAAGAACAGTTAACGGTTCTAGAGTTACATACGAAACACTAGTAGCAATGGCTGATCCTTTTACAGATGCTGAGTACGAAGCAGCTGGCGGTGCCGATGACGACACCGAATTCCCAGACGCATAAGAGTTAGTACTTAATGTCTAAGAAATTTTCAGAATTAACGGCGGCTACAGCAGCCGCAGGCGTTGATACATTTGCAATAGTTCAGGGAACCGACAGTAAAAAACTTACTGTCGCTTCTCTGTTTGCTGATATTTCAACACCCGTCAAATTTAATGATAAAGTTAAAATTGGCGACGAGAACGTGATGACTGCATTGGGTACCATCCTTTCTACAACAAACATTACCTTATTATCTAATATTGATAGTGCAGGTAATTTAAGTATAAACGATGGAGACTCAGGACAAGTTAAATTTGTAATCATGACCTCTAATGCAGGGGGGCATACAATTACCCTACAGGGTGCAAATCTACAAAACGATATTTCCTTTTCCGCTGCAGGAGATACTGCAACGTTACTATATACTAACAGTAAATGGTATTTCATTGGAGGTACTGCTACTGTATCGTAAAGGAAATAAATAACAGTATGATTGAACTTGATGAGAATACATTTTTAGTTTATGCAATAAAACATTATTACAACCCAGGTTGTATGGGAATGCAAGAACTAGAAGATGATTTAAAAAGAATAAAATATATTAAGAGGTTACTTAATCGTTATCATAAAACAGGTGAGGTAAACGAAAGATTGGTGATTAACCATTTGATCGTTTTGTACAATGTTTTTGGTAACGCTGCAACAGATATTTTATTTTACAAGTTAGAACAAGAATACTGGACAGACCTAAAAACATATCTAGTATTTTTAAATAGAATGCCATTAGAAACAGTAGTTAGTAAGGGCATTCCAGAGACAAATATACCACTCAATAATGAGTTGATTGGGATTTTAAGGAAACTATAGTGTCAAGATTTTTAGATGGTATGATAGCTTTGAGGCTGTTAAGGTTGTTAGCGCAACCAATAGAACAATCTGACGCATTTCGTTTTGGCATCATTGATAAAGATGCTGAAAAAATTAAAGACCCGGTAACGTCTCAAGAATTAGATTCATATACTTTACTTAATAGATTCATTTTTAAAGTAAAACGTGCATTGATGAAGTCTCCTGATAGAAATGCAAAGAGACTTCTTACTTTTGCAGCAGCTCTAGCAATTCTGCGTGAAGAGAAAAATCTCAATATGAGTGATGAGGAGTTTGAAACAAAACTCGATTTATACTCAATGTTCGGTGATGTTCAAGATGAGGTAAAATTATTAGAACACAATACTATGTCATTTAAAAACCACAGGTTTGTTGAGGAAGTCGCAGCAAACGCAGTGGGTGGGGGTGCAATTCATGGTATTGGCATCGGGCCTAAAGGCGAGCCAGGAAGAGATCCTGTAATGCAGCCAATGGTGAGAAGGAAAAAGAAGAAAGATGGCAAATAGTACAGAAACTGAGATCGCGTTAGTCAAGAACGAAGTAAATCAGATGGGCCAGCTTTTTCTTAAATTAGAAACTGCTCTTGACAAAATTACAGAAGTGTGTAATAATATCGGTCAGATGTTAGCTGTACACGATGAAAGACTTAATAACCAAGAAGATTACGCAGACGAGCTAAAAGAACAAATAGAGATGCATAGAAAAGAGCACCAGGCCGACATTAAAGAGTTACACTCTAGGTTAACAACAGCACAGAGAGAAATTACGAAACAAAACCAAGTCGATATGGAGAAAGTCTTGGCTAGTATTGAGTCTCTTAAAATGGATGTGTCTGGTAGAATGTCTGAGCAAGATCAACGCATAACCTCATTAGAAAAATGGCGTTGGATTGTAGTTGGTGCAGTAGTCATTACTGGTTTTGCCCTACCAATTATTGTAGAATTTCTCCACATTTCTTCTTGACAAATAGATAACACTCTGTTACAATAGCACCTATACTAATCGTATAGGTTTTTTTATGTCTTTGTTTATTGATCTAAAATATATTAATCAGGTATCTTTTAGGCTTGAGAGATTCAAGAAAAAGGATCAGTACCTCTTTAATTTCCGATGCCCTATTTGTGGCGATAGTAGCACAAAAAAGAATAAGGCTCGCGGATACCTGTACAAAGTTAAAAACGATATGTTCTACAAGTGTCATAATTGTGGAGCAGGTAAAACATTTGGGGGACTTCTAGAGACACTAGATGGTACTCTACATAAGCAGTATGTTGTAGAACGCTACAAAGAAGGATTACCTTCTAACAGAGCCAATCAAAAGCCAGAATTTAACTTGGAGTTTAAGGAACCTAAATGTCGTCCTAAAACTCTTATTGATGAATTAATGGACAGATTGGATACTTTGCCTGAAGATCATGAAGTCATAGAGTATGTGAAGTCGAGAATGATTCCAAAACAAGTTTGGAACAGATTATACTTTCTTGACGATATTAGAAAAGCAGCACAGTTAAACACAAAGTACACCTCTTCTCTTACAGTTGAACAACCTCGCCTAATACTGCCTTTTATTAACACAGAAGGTAAACTAACAGGCATGGCTATGAGAGGTATTCGTGGGGAGTCTTTGAGATACATTAATCTAAAAATTGATGAGGACGCTCCCACTATCTTTGGTCTAGACGACATAGACAAAACAAGAAATGTTAAAGTGGTTGAAGGACCTATTGATAGTTTGTTTTTGGATAATGCTATTGCTGCTAGTGGATCGGCATTTAATAGAGTCGATGAACTTGGTTTAAAAGATTACACAATTATTTTTGATAATCAGCCAAGAAATAAAGAGATAACGAAATTAATGTATAAGTATATAAGCGCCGGACAAAAAATTTGTATCTGGCCTGAAACACTTGAAGAAAAAGATATTAACGATATGGTTATGTCAGGCTTGACAGTAACTGAAATTCATACTATAATTGAGCAAAATACTTACAGTGGCCTAAGAGCCGAATTTAAATTTAACACATGGAGAAAAATTGATGTCTAGCGTAACTTTGGTATCAATGTCGATGCCGACAGCGTTGAGCGATTGTAATAATGCAGAACAGTTAGTAGCACACGCTGCCCGTGTAAGTAACCCTATTAATCAAAACAATGCCGAAACGGCACCAAAACTACTCAAATACCTAATAAAAAATGCTCATTGGAGCCCATTTGAGATGGTTTCTTTAACAATGGAGATTAAGACTACTCGAGACATTAGTCGACAGATTATTAGGCACCGCAGTTTTAGTTTCCAGGAATTTAGTCAACGATACGCTGAAAGTGATACGTTTGTTAGTCGTGAAGCACGTTTGCAAGATCCTAAAAACAGACAAAATTCTATTTCACTTGAGGATGTAGAAGACTTTGGTAAAGGTGGTAACAAGACACCGCAAGAACGACTCTACGAAGAATGGAATATGAGGCAACGAGAAGTAATTAATCTTGCTGAAAAGAATTACAAGTGGGCATTGAAGCAAGGTATCGCTAAGGAACAAGCACGCGCAGTACTACCTGAGGGTAATACAGAAACTACCCTTTACATGGCAGGCACATTGCGTTCTTGGGTTCATTATTGTCAGTTGCGTATGGCAAACGGCACACAAAAAGAACACATGAGGATAGCAGAAAAATGCTGGAAAGTTATTGAAACACATTTCCCTTCAGTAGTAGAGGCAGTTAATGAAGGATAAGATTTTTATCTCTATTGCATCTTTTAGGGATCCCCTATTGATGTATACTATCGTTCGTTGCTGGGACAATGCTGTTTATAAAAATAATTTAGTTTTTTCTATCGTCGATCAATCCTTTCCACAGGAAAAACTAGATTTGTCCTTGCCATGTTTTGATAATTTTAGAGATCAAATTCATTATCAATATTATGAGCCTCATGAAAGTTTAGGATGTTGCTGGGCAAGAGCTAAAGCACAAGAACCTTATAATGGCGAAAAGTATTACTGCCAAATAGACTCTCATACAGGTTGGGAGACCGAGTGGGATTTAAAGTTTATTAGTTCAATTGCACATTTGCAACAGTACCACGAAAAACCTTTAATTACTGGTTACCCAGATCCAATGTCGGCAATAGATGATGATATAATTAAGAATCCATTGCCTGTTTCTCATTATCCGACATACGAGCCTCTCCCAGGAAAATATAGTATGCGTTTGTTGTGTTTAGGAAGTTCTGACACGACCTTTCACGAAGATGGAACTGTAAACTATCGAGGGGATATTGTAGATAAATTTGAAGATATTGAAGACTGGTGGAAGCATTTTTATATTTGCCGAAACATGGAAACAGGACAGCCTTATGTACATGGGTTTGCTTTTAGTGCTAACACTGTATTTACATTAGGTACTTTTGTTAAAGAGGTACCATATGATGAAAAATTATTTTTCCATGGAGAAGAGCCTAGTTTAGCCCTTAGAGCATGGACAAACGGTTATAACATTTTTCATATGTGGGATTATCCAACAAGACATTATTATGGAAGAGGATATAGAGAGGGTTTGTTGTATTGGGATCAACAAGCATGCGACAACCGAGATTTTAAATGGTGGGATATAGATGAGCAATCTCACAAACGACAAACGCTTATTTTTAGAGATGAATTAGATGATATCTATGGATTGGGAGATGCAAGAACCTTAGACCAATATATATCTATCTCCGGCGTAGATTACAAAAACAAAATAATAGATCCGCGGTGCTTTACCAAAGAACTACCACTCTTTCACAAAGATTATAGAGAACAACCAATTTAGAGGAAAATATGTCAAAAGAAGATTATTTAGGGATTCAAATTGACACATCGAGAGATGAGTTATTTGATAAGTTAGGCCTTGCTAGGCTTAAAGAGAGTTATATGACAGATGAGGAAACATCTCCTCAACAACGATTTGCTTTTGTAAGTAAGGCATTCGGTTCAAATCCAGAACATGCACAAAGATTATACGACTATTCAAGCAGACACTGGTTGTCATACTCTACTCCTATTTTGTCTTTTGGGCGTTCCAAAAAGGGAATGCCTATTTCATGCTTCCTAAATTATATTAACGATACCGCAGAAGGATTAGTGGAGAATTTAAGTGAAACAAATTGGTTATCTATGTTGGGTGGTGGTGTTGGCATTGGTTTTGGTATCCGTGCCAGTGATGACAAGTCTACTGGTGTTATGCCTCATCTCAAGACTTACGATTCGTCATGCCTCGCCTATCGCCAGGGGCGCACTAGACGCGGCTCTTACGCTACTTATCTTGACATTTCTCATCCGGACGTTGTAATGTTTCTGGAAATGAGAAAGCCTACAGGAGATCCTAATGTTAGATGTCTAAATCTACATCATGGTATTAACATTACCGATCGCTTTATGGAATTGATTGAAAGATGTATGCAAGACCCTAACGCTGACGATGGATGGAACTTAATTGATCCTCATAGCGGACAAATTCGCGATACAGTATCAGCAAAGGCTTTATGGCAAAAAATCTTAGAGTTGAGAATGGAAACTGGCGAGCCATACATTCACTTTATTGATACAAGTAACAAATATCTACCAGAGTTTCAAAAGGAACTAGGTTTAAAAATTCATCAGTCTAATTTATGCTCAGAAATTATTTTACCAACAAACAAAGATAGAACAGCAGTATGTTGTTTGTCGTCTGTAAACTTAGAGCATTATGATTCATGGTCTAAAAATCCACAGTTTTTAAAGGACATTGCAGAAATGCTAGACAATGTTCTGGAGTATTTTATTAACAATGCGCCAGAGCAAGTATCTAGAGCGGTATATTCTGCTTTAAGGGAAAGAAGCATCGGTGTAGGTGCGCTAGGGTTTCATGCTTATCTACAAAAGAATATGATTGCATGGGAAAGCGCGCAAGCCAAAGGTGCTAATATTAGAATGTTTAGACACATTAGGAGTAAATTAGATGAAGCAAACATTGAACTTGGTAGTGACAGAGGTGAAGCGCCTGACGCAAGCGGCACGGGAAGAAGGTTTAGTCATGTTATGGCTATCGCTCCCAATGCTAGTAGCAGTATTATTATGGGAAACACTTCGCCGTCTATTGAACCGTTTAGGGCAAATGCTTACAGACAGGACACATTATCTGGATCGCATCTCAATAAAAATAAGTATCTTAACAACCTACTTAGAGATAAGGTGGATAAAAATAAAAAGTTGGATATTGACGAAATTTGGTCGTCAATCATAGCAAATGATGGTTCTGTACAACATGTAACATGTTTGTCAGATGAAGAAAAAGCAGTATTTAAAACTGCTATGGAAATTGATCAGCGTTGGGTAATTGAACATGGTGCTGATAGACAGCAGTTTATTGATCAAGCACAATCTCTTAATCTGTTTTTCCGTCCAGATGTAAATATTAAGTATCTACATGCAGTACATTACTTGGCATGGAAGACAGAATTAAAAACTCTTTACTATTGCCGTTCAGAGAAACTAGGCAAGGCAGATAAAGTATCTAAGAGAATTGAAAGAGAGATTATTCAAGAAATTAAGATTGATGATTTGGCTGATGGAACATGTTTAGCATGCGAAGGATAAGCGTTCCAAAAGATAAAAGAATAGGAGTAATGGTTTCTGGGGGATGGGATAGCGCCGTCCTCTGGTATCTAGTGAAGTCTGCCTGTCTTGATAGTGGGCAAGAGTGTACACCATTTGTAGTACCTAAACTAGATGGAGCGTTACATTATTCAAAATTAGTTGTAGAGACAATTAATAAATTATTAGGTGCTCCCGTACAAGAGCCAATTGTTGTAGGTAAAGAGCTTGCCAACAATCCTTGGGACTATGTTACAAACGGTGCATATGAAGTATTTGGTGAAAAATACATTGATCACCTTTTTATTGGTATGACAGCATACTCACAAGAAGTACATAATAGGCATGAGAATGAGGATCCGCATCCTAGATTCGAGCCTACTGAAGAACAAAGACAGTATGTAACATGGCCTTTCGAGGACATGACAAAAGACGAAACAGTAAAATTAGGATTTGACTTAGGAATTGCTGATGTTATAATGCCTATTACCCACAGTTGTACAGAACAAAACAAGGGTAGATGTGGAGTTTGTTATTGGTGTACAGAAAGAAAGTGGGCATTCGAAAAAAATAATTACAGAGATATTGGAGAAAATTAATGGCAAAGAGTAAATTAACAGATGAAAGAACATATTTTAAGCCCTTTAACTACCCTTGGGCGTATGACGCATGGCTAAAACATGAGCAGTCTCATTGGTTACACACAGAAGTACCAATGGCAGAAGATGTAAAGGATTGGAAGAACAGATTAACAAACGAAGAGAAAGCATTTCTTACGAACATTTTCCGCTTTTTCACACAAGGAGATATTGATGTAGCAGGAGGTTATGTAAATAACTATCTACCATATTTCCCACAGCCAGAAGTACGAATGATGCTTGCTGGTTTTGCGGCAAGAGAAGCATTGCACGTTGCCGCTTATTCCCATCTTATTGAAACACTGGGTATGCCAGAGAGTACATACAATGAATTTCTTGAATATGAAGCTATGCGTGCTAAGCACGATTACTTTACTGATTTGTCTAATGCCAACGGCACACGAGAATCAGTTGCGACTAACATTGCCGCCTTCTCAGCGTTCACAGAAGGCATGCAACTCTTTTCCTCATTCATTATGCTACTAAACTTTCCGCGTCATGGCAAGATGAAAGGTATGGGACAGATTGTTACATGGTCTATTGTAGACGAGACTATGCACGCAGAGTCAATGATCAAATTGTTCCGCCAGTATGTTGAAGAAAATAGAGAAATTTGGAATGACAATGTTAAAGGACAAATATACACCATTGCAGAAAAAATGGTAGAGCTTGAAGATAAGTTTATTGATTTAGCATTTGCTATGGGTCCTATGGAAGGATTGACACCCGAGGAAGTTAAAAAGTATATTCGTTATATTGCAGACAGACGTCTTATTAGTTTAGGCATGAGAGGTATTTTTAAAGTTAAAAAGAATCCTTTGCCTTGGGTAGAGGAAATGATTAACGCCCCGACCCATACAAACTTCTTTGAGAACAGAGCAACAGATTATGCAAGAGGTGCGTTAACTGGAGGTTGGGAGCAGGTATGGGCTTCTTAAAGTTTAGAAATAAAATGAAGCCTAAATTCATTGATTACTTTTTTAGTATTGCTGAGAGAACAGCTCTGCTATCTACAGCAGTAAAACTAAAAGTAGGGGCGGTTATTGTAAAAGATAATCGCATCCTTTCTATTGGTTACAACGGAACTCCAAGTGGATGGAGCAACGATTGTGAAACTATTGAGTATAGATTGCCTGGAGACGTTGCACCATCTTTGGTTACAAAACCTGAAGTATTGCATGCTGAGGCAAACGCTCTAATGAAACTAACTAAATCCACAGAATCAAGTGAGGGTGCTATTTTATTTTGTACCCACGAGCCATGTCTAGAATGCGCCAAACTTATTTACCAAGCTGGCATTTCTCATGTCTACTATATACATGAGTATGCTTCACAAAAATGCGGCAGTGGTATTGCCTTTTTGAGGGAAGCACGGATAAATGTCACCAAGAGGTAATACATGGCAAAACCAAAAAACTTAGAATGTGAGAGTTGTGAAGCTGTTTTTAAAGTAAGTTATGACATGGACGATCATTTTTATGAGCCAAAATTTTGTGTCTTTTGTGGTACAGAATTAGAAATAGAAGAAGAACTAGAACTTTACGATCAGTTAACTGACGAAGAATACTAATGCTACTTACTGGCATATCAAAAATATTAAACGAAACTCTTGGTAGTCATACTGCCGCTATGGAGTTTTTTTGGAAGGCAAAAAAAGAAAAAGAAGCCCTTGGGTTATCTTTATTTAGAAAAGAGAACATTTACTTTGAACTAGGAACAAGGGAATTTATGTCGTGTGAAGTTGTTCCTTACTTCACAAAACATTTATGGAAAGGCGAGGTCAAGTCAGTACAAGACTTTTTAGAATTTGAGCGGTTTCCTAAAACAGTATGGCTAGCTAGAGAGTTTTTAAAATCTGGAAAATTTAAAAATCCTATTGGTGTTATATGGGATCCTTTTTATGACTATGCTGGTTTTGAAGATGAATGGCCGCCTATCAGGGATCAAGGAGTGTGGAGAATACACCCAGGAGGATCTAGGCAAACTGTATATTATTATTTTTTAGACAAAGAAAAAACATTTGAAGCAGTTACTTATGCTACAACAGGTAAACCTACACCGTATCCGATGCATAAGATTTTTCAGAACCCAGAAGAACTCATAGCATATTATAGAAGTAAAATAAAGGTTAGCGAAAATACGCTACCTTTTTATATGGAAATAGTGCCAGACAAAGGCACTCTTATACCTCACATTTTAACTGACAGTAAAACTAATCATACAAATGGAATGACGGAACATAATAGAATATTCCATCATTATAGAAACAATAGGTTTGTATTTAATTTTGTAGTGGGGCAAGATATATTAGGTGTTCGTGAACAGGCATTAGAAAATATTGTAAATATAAAAATAAAAGATCCTAATGACGTTTATCTACAAACAAAGGCAATGATTATATCAGCGTTTCCAATAGATGATTTGAAGGCATATAAGTGTGATGATATCACGATAGAGGTAAAATGATTGATGTACAAAGAGCTGTCATAGAAGTTGCAGGCGGATGTAATTACAAATGTCAAATGTGCCCTCAAACAACAGGCAGAGGCAAAGAGTGGACAAAAAAGATGCCACTCAAATCATTTGAAAACATTTTACAGCAGTTAGAGCCTAATCCAGAAACAGTTATACAATTAGAAGGTAGCGGCGAGCCTACCCTTGCCAAAGATCTACCTAAGTACATCGAGCTCTGTAACAAATACGGATTCAAGAGCTATATGTTTACTAATGCCTTTAGACTAAAAGGGCAATATATGAAAGATGTTGTAGACGCTGGCATAGACTTTATTCGTGTTAGTGTTATTGGATACAACAGAGAGAAATATATAGAGTGGATGGCTGCTGATAACTTTGATGCAATTGTAGATAATGTGACAGAGCTAAAAGAGTACTCTAAGACATGCACAATTAGTAGTTATCATCTAATATTAGACAATCATCAAATAGAATATGAAGTACAACAATACAAAGATAATTTTATTAATAGAGTAGGAACAGAAGCATATATTTGGAAACAACATAACTGGAGTGGTAATTGGCAACCAGTGTATGTTAGAGATACTAGTGTAAGAAAGTCGTGTGGCAGGCCATTTGCCAACGAAATAACAATTAGATCTAACGGCAAAGTAACACCTTGCTGTCAGACTATGGGTCCTCCTAACGAGGAAAAAAGTGTTCTTGGTGATACAAATAGTGAAAAACTAGTTGACATTTATCATGGAGAACTGTATAATCAGCTAAGACTAAAACATGCCTTCAAACAATTCGACGATATCGAATACTGCAAGAACTGTGACTTTTTATATGATGATCCAGAGGTGTTGGTTTGGTCTAATAATGCTGACTTTAAAGTAAAACAAATGCTTGGAACAAGGATAAACTTAGATGTTAGAACAGTATGAAGAATTGATTAAACAATGGCATCGAGATAGAAATCTCATTGATGGTGCTACAGACAAAGATCAAGTATGTAAACTAATTCAAGAAGTTGGAGAGCTAAGTGATAACGTTTGCAAAGGTCGTGATGTTTCTGATGATATTGGTGACTGCATTGTGGTTCTTATCAATATCGCAGAACGAAATGGATTAACACTAGAGCATTGTATGTCGGTAGCATACAACGACATTAAGGATCGCAAAGGCAAAATGGTTGACGGCGTCTTTGTGAAGGAGGATTAATGGGTAAGGGAAGTAAACCTAGACCTTTTAGCGTTGACAAAGATACATTCGCAAGTAATTGGGATCTCATCTTTGGTAAAGACCAAAAGGTAAAGCAAAACATGGTGACAGATCTTAATTGGGACGGTGACATAAATACTACTACCATAGACGAGGTAGTAGATGATGGCACGAGCGAAAAAACCGAAAGAGAAGAAAGTACATAGAGTATACTGTACTTATTTTCCAGACGGCAGATATTATATTGGTTACTCTTGTAAAACTGAAAGGCAGTTTGAAAAGTATTTTGGAAGTTCAACTATTGTAAAAGAATATGAGGGTGAACTAACTAAAGAAACTATTGCAACATATGAAAGCAGAGCACATGCTAAAATGCAAGAGTTTTTGTTGCAGTGGAAATATAGACACGATGATAATTGTATTAATGATATGATTAACATCAGATTGAGAATGACATTTTTAAAGGAGTTTGAAGAAATAGAATGGCAGCCCAAGACATAATTGTTGAGACAAATAATTTTGTAATGAGTATTCCTTTAAGATCTGCCTCTAAAGTAATCACAAGAGAGATTTTTGGGTGTACACATTTTGAAGCAGAATCTCGTCAAAGATACTACAGTTTAAACGAGTACGCTCAGGATGTTATTTACAAAAATGTTATCTTAGTACTAAGAAATCCTTTTGATAGATTAGTTTCAGGAATTCACAGAGATTTTTGGGTGTATTGTAGTCAAAGAAATACTTTTGGCAACACAAAAGTTTTTGAAGAGTTTGTAGAAAATAGAGATCTCATTAAGCACACTCACGGTGATCCATACTTACAAAAATTTGATCTCAAATTAAATTTTCAGATATTGCCATATGATAATATTGGAAGCTATGTTAATTCTCCTAATGATGAGAAACCATTAGATGGCAGAAAAAGAACTTTTAAAGGTTTAGTAACAAATTTTGCCAAAGAGTTTAATTTAGACAAAGAAATGGATACATATAATGCGTTAATGAAAAAAGAGGTAATACAGCCAGAAGTATATAAAGATTTAGTTCTCACCTCTACTAAAGTTAATTACTTCGGCGAACGAGTAACGAAAGAATTTTTATGGGATTTATAATTTTACTTTTATTTTCTGCTCTTGCAGTATCTTCTGTAGCAGCATATTTTTCAATCATTGGATTAACCACTATATTCCCGGCAGCTTATGCCGAGATTATTGGTATGGGAGTAGTTCTTGAGATTGCTAAACTTGTAACAGCATCTTGGGTGTATCAATATTGGTCAACCTCATCAAAACTATTAAAGACATATTTTGTATCGGCAGTTGTTATTCTTTCTGTCATTACATCTTTAGGTATCTTTGGTTTTCTATCAAGAGCACATATTGATCAAACTGCTACTAATCAAGACTATACACTAAACATGGAAGTCATTGAGTTTAGACTAGACGCAGAAAGAAGTAAATTACAACAAGCCCGAGATCGTTTATCTGGTTTAGATGATACTCTTAGAACATCACGTGGTGAAGATAAAAACTATGTGAACAGAACACAAAGGGAAGAAAGAGAACAGTTGAATGCAGAGATGGACGAAGCAGTAGCTAACATTGACGCATTAAATCTAGAACTCTTGCCAATGAGACAAGAAGTAGCACAAATGGATGCTGAGTTAGGTCCTATTAAATATATTGCAGAACTATTTTACTCTACTTCAGACAAATCTAGTGTAGATAGTGCAGTTAGAATTATCATTATGCTACTTATTTTTGTATTTGATCCATTAGCTATTCTTCTAGTAGTTGCTGCTAACATGTCTATTAAGAAACGTAAAGGCGAATCAATTACTTTTTTTAGTGAAAAAGACTTGACAAAAGAGTTAGAAGAGTATAATATAGACGTTACAGATATACCTGAAGATGATAAAGACGTAGATAATTGGATTACAAAAAAATACGGCCAAGCGTCTAAAGGTAATGAAGAAGATCGTAAAAGATTAAAATGGTTAATTGATAGTAAACGTAAACAAAAGGAGTAATATTATGCCAAACGTGATTGAATCAGACTTTTTTGCAGAAAGAAATAGCCGAGAGTGGCAATCTAGAGTTAGAAAGTTCTTAACTAACAGCACTTGCTTTTTTAAGTTTCAAAAACAAAATGGTGAACTTAGAGAAATGAACTGCACATTAAATCCTAGTGTAGTGCCTGCTGTTACTAATCCTAAAGCTCCCAACGATAAGAATCTTACAGTATTTGATACTGATGTTTCTGGTTGGAGAACTATTCCGTGGGACAAAATTATCTCATTTAAAGTATTGTAATCATGCGTCCTCTACGCCGGGCAGTATTTGTACATGTCCCTAAAACTGCTGGCTCGGCGATTATTCAATGGGCGAATAGAAACAGTCGAAAACATAACTTTGTTCTTGATCATTGTGGACATGCTACACTTGAAGAAATAAATGGAACAGATGATAAAGAGCCGTTGTCACAATACACAGATATAGACCCGTTTATTACATTTGGTGTGCGAAGAAATACATATGATAGAATGATAAGTGTGTATAACCATATTGGATTCCAACCAGTAACACGACGAGAAAAAACCAAAGAATGGAAACTATACACAAAGGCTCATAAAAAAGGCATTGTGTATTTCATTGATTGGATTAACGACAAAGAATACACAAGATATACTCACTGGAATCGCTCATTAATAGACTGGTTAAAAGGTGTAAATTTTGTTCTCCAATATGAAAACTTACACAAACAATTTAAAATAATTAAAGAGGCTCTAGCTGTCCCAGATCCATTAAAACCAGCTAATGTTCTGCCTTATCGATACAGAAAATCAACTTACTACACTCAAGCTTATATTGATGTTATACAGAAACACTATGGCGAAGAGATTGAGAAGTACAAGTACCTACCAAAAAAATGCTTGACATCCTGATCTACCTATGTTATAATTAGTAGATTAATAAAGGAGTCCTTCTATGGCACAAACTAAACGTAAACGCAGCACCTATGTGATGGCTGAACCTCATTGGGTACAGCTAGCATTAATTGAAGACAACACTCAACGAGAACAAGAGTGGAAAAATATTGATTACTTTGTCCGATACGAAATCGCAGACAAGATTCTACGAGCAGCATTTAAAACCTGGCTTCGTAAAGACTCTGGTTTGACTAAGGAAGAGATATCTGCTATTCTAACTTTGTCAGATTGGAACTTTAACCATGTAGGCAAGTATTGTTTTGTCCATTCTAAGACAGGGTGGATGACAGAGTCTTCTAGAAACTATATTGATAGGAAACTACAAGAGTTTCTAGAAAAAGCAAAAACAAATCCTAAGTCTAGTTGGGAAGAAGATACTGAAGACGCACCCGCACCTAAACCTAAGAAGGTTGTGGCAATGCGTGATAACTTAAATGAAGCAATGTGCTTTGTTGAGTTGGGTATTGATGAGATTGTAGACGGTAAAAATGTACGGAGTGTCACAGCATTGCGAGATTTTAAACTAAACAATGCTGAGATTAATCAAATGTTTGCAGAGTTAGGCAGATACAAAGACGAGATGGTGGAACTCCAGCAAGTTCGTCAGTTAAAAGATCCTAGCGATTGGGACAAGCAGCTACTTGAAGGCTATTCTAATCTAAAGGTAACTACAGTTAGAAAGATTATCGAGTTCTATGATGCTTGTGAAGGCTTTCTAATGAATGAGAAGACAGCCAAGAAAATTACTCGTATTAGGAAGAAGCGTCCTACAGACAAGAACAAACTTGTACGTCGACTACGCTACCTAGCTGAGGATAAAGACTTGGGTATTGCCTCTGTAAACCCTGTAGCAATTATTGGTGCTACTGAGGTTTGGATGTATGATGTTAAACGTAAGCGACTCTGTGTATACGCCTCAGAGTATGATGGCGGACTCAGTGTTAAAGGCACTGCTATTGAAAACTATTCAGATGCTAAGTCTTACGAAAAGACGATTAGAAAGCCTGAAGAGATGGTGCCAGCATTTATGAAGGCACGAGCCAATGGCTTGCACAAGTTCATGGATAATATCCGTGGTAAAAAGATGGCAGTTAAGACTAGGGTACAACCTAACTCTGTAATTTTGAGGATTAAAGAATGATTGTTGTAGACTTTAATCAAGTCGCCATTGCCAACTTTATGGCAGAGATTGGACACCGTAAGGATGCTAGTGTAGAGGTAGACGTTAATCTACTTAGGCATATGATTCTAAATACATTACGTTCCTATCGTAATAGGTTTGGTGCTGAATATGGTGAACTAGTAATTGCTATGGATAACAGGCACTATTGGCGCAGAAAAGTGTTCCCTTTCTACAAATCTCACCGCAAAAAAGTGCGAGAAGAAAGCTCTTTTGATTGGAGTACTATATTTGATGCATTGCACATCATTAGACAAGAGTTAGAGGAGGTTTTTCCTTATCCTGTAATTGATGTAGACGGTGCTGAAGCCGATGATGTTATTGGTACATTGGCAGAGTACAGTCAAACATCTGGGGACAGTGTAGGAGGATTGTTTGACGATCCCACACCTGAACCTTTTCTTATTATCTCAGGTGATCATGACTTCAATCAGCTACAGAAGTGGAGTAATGTAAAACAGTTTGCTCCTGCATTTAAGAAGTGGGTTAAGATTAAAGAGCCTGCCGATAAAGTTCTCATGGAACATATTATTACAGGCGATAAAGGTGACGGCATTCCTAATATGCTGTCTGCAGACGATACATTTGTTGAGGGTAAACGACAACGACCTATTAGAAAGGCATTGTTGGCAGAGTGGAAAGGCATGAAGCCAGAGGAGTTTGTAGTGAACTCTGAGATGGCTCATGGGTTTAACCGTAATCAACTTCTAGTAGACTTGTCTAAGACACCAGAAGATATTAAAGAAAGTATTATAAATAGTTATGAAAGACAACAAGGTGGCGATAGAAGCCAGTTGTTGAACTACTTCATCAAGAACAGAATGAAACTAATGATGGAAGTGATAGAAGATTTTTAAATGGAGACACTATGAAATTCAGACAAATCAACGAAGGCTTTGATTGGGTACTTAAAGCTGAAACACCAGACGAACAAGTCGCAAGACTAAAGCAATGGGCCCCCACTAATCAGACACTAGTACCAATCGTTCGTATTGGTGTTGGCGCTGAGAAACCTGATTGGGGACTACCAGAAGGTATGCCTACTACTACTAAACTTCAAAAGGATATTCCTGACGGTATGGGAGAAACTACTCTTACACTAGAATGGAGACGTATTAGGCAATTCATGGAACCTGGTTCTAATATGAAAAAATTACCTTCTTGGAAACAAGAAATGAATTGGGTTCAAATTCTAGAAGGATTACATCATGCTGAAGCGACTGTGCTAACAGCAATTAAAGATGGTAAACTGTTAGACTTGTATCCTAAAATGGAAGCTATGTTACCGCTTCTAGGTATTACAGAATACAATAAACCCGCCACAACAAAACCTAAAAGAACTAGAAAAACTAAGGCCGCAGCAAAGGTATAAAACAATGATCGGTATGTTCTACGAGGACGATATCCTCGCAGTTAATGCAGTCGTTTCAGCTCTACTTCCAGAAAAAGGTATTCTTGTAGAGATTGGTTGTTTCCAAGGCAAGAGTACAGTTGCCTGGGCTGAAGCATTTGAAGCTAATAATAAAGACTTTAAAATCCATGCAATTGATAAGTTTGAGGGATTGAACCCTCGACGTCCCACCCAAGATGAACTAAACAAGGCAAAAGCAGCAGGACTCAACGTTGAGTACATGGGTAGTGACGAAAGAATGGAACACATGGAGCAGTTTAAATGCACCGGTGAAGAGCAATACAGTAACTTTAAAAAGAACACTGAGCGCTTTGATAATATCACTGTTCAAAAGAAGCTCTTTACACCAAAGTTTGAATGGAATGTTATGGTAGATTGTGTCTTCTATGACGCTGATCACAATTACCAAGCATGTAAAGACGCTCTAGAATATTGGCAACGCAGACTCGTCAAAGGAGGCATTATGTGTGTACACGATAACACACCTAATTGGCCAGGTACTCAAAAAGCTATTAAGGAAGTGTATCCTAATGCTGAAGTTGAAGTTGTCAGTAAGCAGGGCTTTACAGTTATTCGCCCCTAGTCCACAATCTTTCGTGTATGTAATACACAATCATCTTAATAAAGAACTCTGCGGTTCCTATCGCTAATCCTAATCGCCAGTCACCTACAATGATCCAAGCTGTTATCATTGTAGTGACTGTGGCGACTATTCTCCAGCTAAGAGTTTTTGCTATAGTCTTACTAACGCTATCCATCTACCTTAGGGTGAGTGGCTGCAATTTGTTGCAGTCCTTTACGGATATTAGTAGCAGAAATTGCTTCGATATTGTCTTCTAACTTCTCTTGCTCAATGGTGTAACCTACATCTCTACCATATGTAATATGTTCAATGTTAGGTACATTAATGATGGTGTAGTGTTCGCCAGAATAAAATCCCTCTTTAGCTAGAGCGATTACAATCTGTGTAGAACGTTGATCAAAGTCGTATGGGTTTTTATCTGTCCCATCAGAAGCTCTGAGTAAAATAGCTACTTGGCCAGTTTTGTCAATTGCTCGCTTAAAAAGTTCTGTATGCCCTTTATGCCAGGGTTGAAACCTTCCAAGGAGTTGCGTAGTTGGTTTTGTCCAATCCATTTTGTTATCCTTATGTTGTAATTATCTAAAGGCTCGAAGATTTTATTAGTATCTTCAAACCTGCCTTCCTTGATAGTATCCATCCAAATAATATAGTCTGCTTGTACTAGCTCTCTAGTATAAGCGGTTGGACAGACAAAGTCAAGTATACCATAATATTCTTTCATACGAAGTGCCTGACGCCATCTACCTGCTTCAGAGAAATCCCAATCGTCGTATAGTTCTCTGATGGTGTCAGCATTATGGTGGGGCAAAAGGAAATGATACGCCAATTCTTTTGCTAACGTAGATTTACCAGAACCTGGTAAGCCGCAAATTAATATTTTCATAGTTTGTAATAAAAATTATATGTGTGTTCGTTCTCACGAAATAATGTAGCCCTGTTTGCCATATGAAATCTTCTGGCAGTGTCTGTTTTAGGGCTAAGTGTATAAACACCTTTGGCAATGCCTAATTGCCTAAAGTGATCGACAACGGAGAGTGCTAATCTTCTCCCAGCAAAATGAGAATAAGACCAAATGGTATAGAGTATAGGAAAGTCTGTACCCTCATTATTAATCTCATCTTCATCTTCTGGAACATGACTACAGTGTGCTACACACACCATAGCAGCTACTTCTCCGTCTTTTTCCCAATAATAAACTTCCTTGTTATTGGAAATTCTGTCTATTGCTGGTATATGTCCTCTAACAGGATCTTTAGCAATGTGTTCTGCTGCAGGATCATCTAATGATAAAAGTTGTTTAAGCATTTCATAATAACTCGTCTGTATCTGGTTTGTAGGGATCAAAGAACCTACCCCGTTGCCAGCCCTCTGGTAGCGGTTGGGACTTTGGTATTGTTGTTGCTTTGCCATTTGGATCACATACCCAATAACGTCTTTCTCTCTTTATCCAAGCCTCATGCATCTTTTCTCTAGTGCTTACTCTATGGCGTCTGCCATACATTGGATTATTCTCACCGCCTCTAGTACCTTGCATAGTCTTGGATATTCTTTCTTTGTGTTCATCTTTTAAACCATCTTTATGAGGATGTTTGTCACCTAGTTTAGCTTCTCTAATTCTTTGTCTGCCTTCTTCAGTGTGCTTTCTAGTTCTCTTTCTAGCAGTATCGGATACGATAGGTAAACCAATTTGTTCTGCTATTTCTCGACACTGTTCTACAGTTGAAACTCTTCGGATTAACTCACGCGGTTTTGGAACATCCTGTACATGGTTACTGTCTACTATGTATAAGCCATCGCGACATTGGAATAAGAAAAAAAGATTAGTCAACGATCAAATCCCTTTGTCTTAGTCTTGGTATTAAACTGTCCCACTCTTCACTTGTAGAAAATTGCCACACATAAGAATCTTCTCCACTCTCACCTTTATATACTCCCTTATGCTCTACACGAGTATTACATACAACAGGAAAATCGTAGTTAAAAACACCTTCTTCTGTATGAAACTCTCTTACACCTGGAGTAAGAGGAATTGTAAAAATTGATTTTCTTGAGAGAGGATCTGTGTGCCAATCTATTTGTGTATTTGGACGAGATTTTATGAAGGCTGAGCCTGATATTCTATTAACTCCATATTTTCCAGCAACCTTGATAATTATTCTATTTACTTGTAATGCTACACCTAAGTAATTGGTTCTTTGTTCTCCATCACGCAACCACACTTGGCCATTTTCGTCCAGATAATAATCTTTCCAGACAGTTTTATATGCCATGTTTAAAAACTCTTGAGTTTCTTCTTCAGTAAGAAGATTTTTGAGTCTATAAGCGTTACTCATCAGCATATTTGGCAATCAATTTGCCTAATCCATCTAGTTTTTCAATAATATTACGGAAATATGGGGAGCCATCTGCTCTATAGTCTCCACCTTTAACTCTAAGTCGTATTAATGTTGTGCCGTCTTTTGTCATAAAATCTATTTGAGGAAGTCCTGGTTTGCCTGTACCTCTCTCTTGGCCTCTTTTATATTCACCTTTGATTGGAGACAAAGCATCAAATGTTTTAAATAAGTTGTCAAAGGTATAGATTTTAGCTTGCCCACGATTCAATTGAACAAGTGTTACATACTCCTCATTACGAGTAGCGTGCCATTGTATAGCATCTGCAAAATGTTTTAGTGTCTTTTTATCGTCTTGTGATAATAATTTGGTTACTTTAGGTTCTACACCTTTGTAAACTTCACTAATGGCACCTTTTAAATCTCCCTCTTTGATTTTAGCGTCGTATCTATTTCTAAGTTCTGTAATTGTAATGCCAAATAGATCTTTAAAGAAGTCTTGGAATGTTTCAAAGTTTGAGCCTCCCATTTGACCAAACTGCTTTACGTCTCCTGCTTTTAATGACACATTAATGTTTACAGGCAGCATTTCTCCATCATGATTAGATATCATGACACGAACATCAACCTTTGTGCCTGTTTGATCCTCTAAGCCATCTGATAATACATGTATCTCATTAAAGGAATTGTTCTCATATACTTCTTTAGACCATTGTGTAACTGTTATACCATTTGCATAAGAACATGCAGCATTTACAACGTCTTGAATATCTTTGAGTTTTCTAATTGAAGGATCTGTCAGTGCTTTCATGTTGTTTAATGCTAAACCTAAAGTAAATATCACCTTATCCTTAATTTTAGGATTCCTGTTGGGTGAGTCAAATTTTAAGACTTGTTTGGTTTGATTAGCGCTAAGTTTACGCAACACCTTCTCTACATCAGAAGGAGATACTCTTTGATTTTTATTAATAAATCTAGCAGCTACAGCGGCACCAAATATGCCCTCTGCCATATCGCCTTTGTTGTAAGCCTTTCTCTCTCCCATCTCACCACCAGACTTAAACTCTTCTGATTTAAGTAACAAGCCGTTGTGATATTCATTGCCTGCTACATCATACATTTTGAAGTTAGGTGATTTTAAATTCTCAATAGCATTAACGAGAGTAGCTGCTGATGTATTTGCTTTATATTCTTTACCGTCTATATTAAGACTCTTGACTACTACACTGCCTCCCTTTTCTAACTTGAGAGGTGTGTTTTTAGTAATCATAGACACCAGTGTCACGACTCTTGTGTATTTCTTGTTTAATAAGTTTGCTTTACTTAGATTTGCCATATTAGTACCTTATAAATAAATAGGTTTATTCATATTTATATTGGAGGAAATGATGGGCCGATTTAATCGATTATTAGACGCAACATATACTCCGCCTAGCAGGTGGGTTTTAAACACCGCTTTATCTTACGATACTGATGTATTAACGGAAAGTCAAGTAAAAGAGTTTAAAAGATTGGGCGTTAAGATTACTGTTAAAGGTAAAATTACCGCTCCCAAGGGTTTTGTTACTGATTTAGCATCAGTACCAAGAGCTGGTTGGATGTTTATTGCTCCCTTTGATATTGCTAGAGCAGCAGTTATTCATGATGTGTTATACAAAGCTATTCGCGAAGGCGATAGCGAGATGAAGTCAGAACTACGACAAGCCGCCGATTTGGTATTTAAAGATGCCATGGCACAGTCAGAGCCTGTGGTTGCCCCCTGGAAATGCTGGAGTGCATGGGCAGCTGTACGGGTTTTCGGCTGGTCTGCAGTCAGATCCAAGTAAAAAAATTCAACTTTTTTCACATCTCTAGTAGAATCAAGCACTTAGCAATGCCTAAAAGTGCTGATTCTGCTTGACTTCTTGCCCAAAAGAGTGCATAATATACACATAAACTAAAGAAACGTAGCAAAAGTGAGGAAATATATGTTTGTTTATTTTAGTGCAGATAACGGTAAAGTTGAAGTCAGTGTAGAACAGAAGAAGATTGGTTCTTCTAAAACTGCAACTGGACTTGCCAAACTCCTAATTAAAGCTAAAGTTAACGTCGATTCAGATGATATCTTCTGTTCATCCAGCATTGACTTTGCAGATGAATACGGCTTCAATCATTATAACGATGCACGTGACTTGATTGAAGAAGCAATTGACCTTGTAGCGGAGGCAGCATAATGTCATACGATAAGCGTAACGGTAGTCCATATGATCGCGGATCAGCTGATAGCTACTACCAGCGTGGTTATAACCCTCATTATTATGTAGGTGGTACTTATCAATCAGAACGAGTTGAGTTAGAAGATATGACTCCTCAGCAGATTGTAGAGTACAGTAAAGGTTATTCAGACAACGAAGCGTGTCCAAGCTCTCGTAAGGCTTACTAATGTTAGAAATTATCGGTTTTATTGCACTCTTTTATATCGCCTTTAAGTTAGCCCCCACTGTTCTTGAGGTGGGGTTCAAGGCAGCAGTTATTTGTTTAGGCTTTGTTGCCTTTCTTATCATATTAGGGTGGTTAAAAACAGCATTTTTTTTGTGGTAATGTGCTGATTCTGCTTGACATTTGCAGAAAAGATGCTATAATAGTGGCATAGTTAGAAAAAAGTGAGGTTAAAAATGTCTAATATATTTAATGAAATGTTCCTAGAGAACGCTTTTGATGAAGGACTTGCAATGGGCATGTCCGACGAAATGGCAGAGAAGTTTGCCAATGCTAAGTTTGAGGGTTCCTCCTTAGACGAGTTTGATCGTTTCCTAAACCAAGAAGGTGATTTTGACGGCGACTACTGCTTGTGCGGTGCTCCGTTGTCTAATCCTGGTCCTGATTGTTATGTACACATGAGTCAGGGGTACTAATTATGATGGCTTACTGTGATTATATCGCTCATCGAATCCAAGAAGGTTTGCGTGATGATACGGAAAGCCTTCTTGGCAAAGTACAACCAACCAAGATGGATTTGTCTCCAGAAGGTTACTTTGTCAGTCCAAAGAAAACTATCCGAGTTACCGATAAGTTTGGTAAGAAGTATGTTGTGACTGTGGAAGAAGAAGATGTTTAAGATTGCATTAGAAAAAAACATGTCAGGAGGCTCTTTGCCTTATCAAGTTGCACATGGTAACTTCACTTTGAAGTTTTCCAATGGCTACACCGTATCTCTTGCAATGGGAGATGGTATGTACAGTGAAGGCAATTTTCAAGAAGGCTTCAACACTATTGAAGTTGGTGTATGGGACGACAAAGGTGACTGGTATTGTCCTTGGAATGATAACAACGATGTTATCGGTTATCAGACTGTTGAAGAAGTTTTAGAAATTATTAACGAGGTGGCTGAACTATGATTAGAGTTGTTGTTGGATTTTTTCTTATTATGGGCGCTGTTGGCACTCATGACTTCTATGATGAGTGCATTATGGCAGCAGATTGTGTTGCAGGCGATCCGCCTTCTTTGATTGTGTCTGCTTTGATTGGACTAGCTGGTTGTGCAATTGCCTTTTGGGGTGCTTTGTCATTAAATGAATGTCGATAGTTTAAAAGAGCTAGGATTTAAACAAGCAGCCTGGCTCACTCTTACAGCAGATTTAAAAGTAGAACCGGTATTCTTACCTCAGGCTGACATTGATACGCCTGGGGTATATTTTTGGGTGCAGTTGTATCCAAACGATACTAGCGAAATTGTTTACATTGGATTATACGGACAAACAGTCAGGAAAAGATTTAAAGAACATCTAGGCGGTTTTAAGCACAGCCAATCAGGTAGACTTAAAGGTAAATATCTTACATCGTGTCTACAGTCTAATTCTTATTTTGAGATATATTCTAAACCCAGCCATTCACAAGTAATAACATATCAAAGCGTTCTTGGCGAACAGGTTGGAACAGTTATTTCTACCAATGCACAAGATGAAATTGATATGTTAGATGCCTTTTATAAGGAGCATAGCAGAAAACCAGTGTTAAACAAGACGAAAGGTGGTTAGTATCGTGCTGTTTGTGCTTGACAAATGAGTAAAAAGATGCTATAATATGTACATGAAAAAAGATAAAGTAATACTAACAGATTGCGATGGCGCAATCCTCGATTGGGAATTCGGGTTTCACACCTGGATGGAAGCACACGGACACATCATTAAAGACAAGAATGTTTATGATGTGGCTCGACAATATGAATTAGAAAAGCCAGTTGCTAAGGCACTTGTTAAGACTTTTAATGAGAGCGCGGCGATTGGTTTCTTGCCTCCGTTACGAGATGCTCAATACTACATGAAGCTACTTCATGAGAAACATCAGTATCGTTTCGTGGCAATTACTAGTTTGAGTTTGGATCCTTTTGCACAGAAGCTAAGGGAGAAGAACTTGGCAAAGATATTTGGTCCTAACACCTTTAAGGATGTTATTTGTTTGGACTGTGGTGCAGATAAAGATAAAGCACTAGAAGCAGCAGCCAAGAAGTATCCTGGTGCGTTTTGGATTGAAGATAAAATGATTAACGTTGAAGAAGGAATAAAGAACGGCTTGCGAGGCATTCTTGTAGAACATGGACACAATATGAACTACAAAGGTGATGCTTTTGTCGGTAAGACTTGGGAGGACATATATAATTACATTATAGAGCAGGACGGCTAATGGACAAAATTCAAAGACCCTATTTGGAATATTATGTCGCATATCATTGTAATTTGAAATGCGCTAATTGTTCAGTAGGGTCTCCTTTTATTGATGAACGCTACAGTGATCTAGACAGTTACAAAAGAGATGTAGACGCTCTTGGTGAGTACATGCACATTGGTGTAATGAGACTCATTGGAGGCGAGCCTACTCTCAATCCAGAAATTACAGAGTATTTGAAGTATGCCAAGATGAGCGATTTGGCAGACGCTACCTCTGTGGCTACAAACGGCATCAAACTTCTCAATATGCCAGAAGAGTTTTGGGATTGGACAGACATTATCAATCTCAGCATATATGAGAACACCAATATTAACTACGATAAGATTCTAAACTATCTAGAGCAGAGAGGACAGCGTTATAACATAACCAATCGTCCACTCACTACACAGACAGGACAGGCAAACAAAGACAAACTTAAAGGTTTGTCTCAGTCTCTTGATTGGGGCTCTCAGTTCAGAGTATTAGATCAGTTTGAGGAACATAGCGAAGAAACAGCACAAGCAGTGTACAGTACTTGTATGATGCATGAATGGTGTCATACATTTAAGAGCGGAAATTATTATCGCTGTGGTTTTAGCATACACCGCAACATTTATTATGATTCAATTGGTGTGCCGCTGCCATATAATTTGAGACAAACAGACGCAATAGCTATTGACAAAGACTTCATTAGCAATTATAATCAGCATCAGAGCTGTAAGACGATAAACATTAATGCCTGCAGGTTTTGTAAAGGTTTTGGGGATGGTGTAGAGCCGGTAAATGAGCCTCACCGTCAGTTAACTAAAATTGAAATACAGGAGTTGAGGGTATGACAGAACATGCAAAAGTTGTAGAGAAACAAAGAAAATATTTAGAGGCACTTGAGTGGGCAGGTAAAATTAAATGGATGCAAGCATTTGATACCACCACAATGAACATGTGGTACGATAATAGACGTGACGATGGGGGAGTGTGTGATACTGGATACAACGATGGCACCATTATTAGGCGAATAACTAGAGGGCCTAATAAGGGACAGGAAATCGTGATGGAAGAAGGCGTATCTGGAGAAACTTTATTAGATATGTTTTATCGAAAAGAGTAAGGAGAAAGGAAATGGGTGTAGTAATGAGTGATTCACAACAAAAGATTTTGGAACTAGAGGCTCGTGTTTTTGTTCTTGAGAGATTTGCAAAACGAATGCTAGATCCAGAAGGGTTTGGGCATGCCGTCACAGCGGAAGTTCGTGACGAAGCTCGTAGGCTTTTTGGCATGCCAGCAGTGGAGACTAATAATGTCAGTTATTGAGATTGCTGTAGCACTATTTTGTATGGTGGGTTGTTCTTATTCCTCATATAAGATAGGCGTTAAGCATGGCGCAACGGTTTTATACGATAGCTTCTATTCTAAATCAGACAAGATTACAGGAAAACTTTGTTTAAAGTTTTCAAATGGTGGAGACACCGTTGAGGTAGAATGAGATATCCAACCATGATTGAGGGGAAGAATTACACTATCTTCTCCCTCATTCCTAGATGTTGTGAAGTGTTGATTGATTATATGCATGTCAACGGCATACCGTATCTAGCTAATCATGTCAACGCTCACGATTATCAGAGGATTGTGCGTAAGTATCCTATGCACAATCATATCGTCGTGATTACAGATCCTGTCACACTACACAAGACAGGCTCATATTATATGCAAAAGACTGATTGGGATACACGATGGAGAGAAGACTTTTATTCCTACTATCTCACACCATGGCTAGGACATTTTGAAGATAGAAATCTATTTACCTATATTGAATATGAAGAGCTACATGAGTACATAGGAAAGTTTTCTCCATATGAGCCTAAAGAAGGGCCTCAGTTATTTGACTTGATGCCAGAGATACAAGAGTACGCATTAACTCTCAAAATAGGAACCAAATTAACAGTTGGTGATTGGAACGACTATATACTTAGGAAGAATTTATTATGAACCAGAACGAAAAACCACATCAAGGCTTAGCATGGTTTGCTACAGCATTTTTAATCCTAGCAGCATCGCTTGCTAGTTTTGTTCCAGAGTTAGAATATCACCATTATGCTTTTATCACTGCTAACACTATTTGGGTTGCAGTTGGTATTCTATGGAAAGAACAGACAGTTTGGGTACTTAATGGAGGACTGACTCTTATCTATATTCTAGGACTTATATTATGAGACATACCATTCTAGTGGTAACCTGTAAGGAGGAGTTAGGCTTTCTGCCTATGCAAATGTCTAACTTTAAAAAATATCTCGATCCAGAAATATACAAACTCCATCTTGTCGTTAATACTGACACAAAAGATATTGGTCCTCTAGATCTACAAAAAATTCATAAAGGTTTAAACGACTGCCCACTGTTCTATCAAATAGAGATGGCTGATCCAAATATAACAGAGCTAATGCCTGATGGATGGCGCTCACAGCAATATTATAAACTAGAAGCGGCAAAAAGAATTACCACCCCTTATTATACATCGATTGATGCAAAGCATTTCTTTCAAAAGAAACCAGTGTTCGTTGATCACACAACAAAAAGAATTCTTACATCATTAGACATCGCTACAACAAAAAAGCACCAAAATATCATTAACACAGCAGCACAGTATGTTGGAGCAGATAATAGTCCTGCAGGTATGGTATGTTGTCTACCACCTGTGACTATGATAACGAATGAGGTACAGGAGTTATTAGACGAACACAGCGATTTGCATATCGCCATGGCAAATAACTGGAAATTGATGGATTATTTCGTCTATAATGCTTGGATGCACAAAAAGAATAGGCTCATGACGGAATACATTTTCAGTGAAAGACAATCATGTAACGTGATGCAAAATCATGACGAGAACAAAGCCAAAGGACAATGTGAAATGATGCATAGATACATGATGGGATCGTATCATCGCAAATGGTTTAAATTCACAGCGATTGTTCCTTATATAAGAGAGTCCTATAAAAAACATACTAGCCTCTCCCCTAGCGAGATAGACGCTATCATAGAAGAGGTAAACGAAAACTCAAGGTATAACTTACATGAATAGAACAGATGACGAAATCATCTATGACACTGCTATGAAGGATTGGAGTCTGCGTGACATCGTTCCTACAGAAGGATCGATTTGGGCGTTAGGCGATTCGCGAACCTACGCACTAGCAGTTAAAAAAGGAGAAGAGTGGCCTAAGATATTAGAAGATAAACTCGGTTTAGAGATATGTAATCTATCCATTCTCGGCATATCGGTAAAAGCAATGACGAGTTTATATAAGACTCTTATCAAAAAGCACGGCAAACCTTATATGACATTATGCGTGTTCTCCGATACCAATCGCGATCATCTAGCGTTCTGTAGAATAACAAACGATAAAGCATATCACACTGTAGGGCCGCTTCAACAGCGTCTTTTAAAGACTCCAAAGTCTCTCAATATGACAGAGGAAGATGTACTTATGTCTATAGACGATGCCGATAAAAACTATTTTAAACGCATACAACAATTAGAAACCTACTCTAAATCGATAGACGTTCCCTTTCATTATATTCTCAAATCAGAGTTCGAGGATTTAGATAAGGGCAACGACGGAATTCACTCAGGACCGTTAACCCATATAGAAGTAGCAGAACGCTTTAGAAAAATGATTCTAGACTGTTAGTTACCGGAGGTACGGCTCTGAAACACCGAAAATCCAACCCAATAATTATTCCCGACAAAAGATATAAGGTAAACTCCTACGGCTATAGAGGCATAGAGCCACAGCCAGGACTACCATGGGCACTTGGATGCTCACAGACTTATGGCTTCGGAGTAGCAAATAACGAGACATGGCCATATATTCTCGGCAAAATGCTCAACACAGATATAATTAACTTCGGCACACCCGGCGGCAGTATAGACACTCTCATACGAATATTCAATGCCTGGTACACAGAACTCAAACCGCCGCGTATTTTTTGCCTATTACCGACATCAGGGAGATACGAAATAAACGGTAAACCGGTGCAAAATAGAACAACCGACGAGAGATGGCAGCAGTATAAACACGAAATAGATATATACGACACTAAGGTAAGATTGCTTGAGACGATGGCCATTGAAAAAGGTGTAATAATTCATATCAAATCACCATTTAAATTTATTGATCTCGCCTGGGATAAAAAGCATATGGGCAAAGAAACACACAAACAATTCGCGAAACATCTACATGAAACTTATAGATCAACTTCCACCTCCTAACGGAGAACGAATATGGGCTATAGGCGACTCATGGACAGCAGGAGCCGGTGTATGTAAGGGTGAGGAATGGCCTAATCAATTAAGTAAAATACTCAACGAGCCGGTATATAATATGGGTATCGTAGGACAATCCCTCGAAGCGGTATGTGATACACTAAAAGAAGCAATAAAAGAATACGAAAAACCTGATGTAATATGTTTATTAGATTGTAAACTTAGTAACAGTACATACAGAATAATCAAAGGAAAAGTATTCCATATAACACGATTATTCATTGACAGACTAATTAGATCTGGTAATAAAACACTATTAGGATATGATTATTCGTGGTATAAAGAACAAATAGAAAACAATA